ATCTGCTTGGCAGGCATCTAGGGATTTTAAGTGGGAACAAAAGTATGCTCCATGCGTGCCAAACGCGGATTCAAACTTTAAGAGTTCCTCTAAATATGAGAAATACCAACCTGATGTGGACGAAGAAGCAATGGAGTTGTCTTTAAAATGGACTGGACAGCACTTCGGACCACATATGATGGGGTCGCTGGTGGTTGAACGGGATGTTGCAATATGTAATGCAGCGAAAACCACCTCTCCTGGATTTGGCATTAAGGATAAATACCCTCAGAAAGGGCCTTATTTTGCCTCACCGGAGTTCCCGCCAATTCATGATGAATATTGGCGACATCTACGTTCTAAAGATCCTATCCCAACGTTTTGGAGTCTGAATGATAAACATGAACTCCGTTCGTTGGAAAAGCTTAAAGAAAATAAAATTCGTTCTTTTACGGCTTCGGCAGTACACCACTCTATCGCGAATAGTCAATTATGTCTCGATATGAATGAGAAATTTTACCGGAGTGCTTTAAAGACCGCGTCTTTTGTTGGTGCAACAAAGTTTAAAGGCGGTTGGAATAAGGCTATACGTAAACTGTTACGTTTTGCCAGGGGTTTTGCTTTGGACGAGAGCGATTATGATGCTTCTCTGTTCAGACGACTTCTGTGGGGCCAGTGCGTGTTAAGGTGTGAGTTTCTTAAACACAAGTCTGAGGAAAATTTGCAGGCTATGCACAATTTGTATTATGACATCATCAATAGTATTATGATCACGCCAAAAGGTGATGTGGTCGTTAAGAACACAGGTAATCCCTCTGGACAAGGGAATACCATTGTGGATAATACTATGATCCTGTATCGATTACTTTGTTATGCATTTATAGTACTGTGGAAGAAACACATGGGTGTAAGTTCCATTCAGGAATATGATGACAAGATCGAAAATCTGCGTATGCAGTTGGATGGCCGACAAGGATTCGGTGATGGTGATCTAGAGAGTGAGTATGATGCCTTATGTGCTCAGAAGCTCTCGTACAAATATTTCAATGATAATGTTGAAATGGTTCTAAACGGTGACGACAATACGTTTTCCGTTAGTGAAATGATAATAGACTGGTTTAACGCAAGGGGCATTGCGGAAGTTTGGACTGGCATCGGGATTACGACAAAGACCGATTGCTGGGATCCAAGGCCAGTGGAAGATTTGGATTTTCTAAGTCATACATCGCGTTTTGATAATGAGTCGCGAATGTATTTGCCAATCCCCGAGAAGAGTAAGATTATGGATTCTCTCTTATTGGGAAGTAAGTCTGCCGACGTGAGATGGAGTTATCTTCGGGCATGTGCTCTGCGAATTGAGTCATGGGCCGATAACTCACCAGGTGGGCTTAGGGAAATGTTGCAAGATTATATCGAATACCTTCATAAATATCACGCCACTCAGTTGTGCGGTGAAGTGAAGGTGCCAGGTTCAAAGCAGTTTGTTCAGTGGGATGATATACAGTCGACCTATTTTAGTGATGAAACTCTTGCCACACTGTATTGTGGTTATGAATCGGAGTCCGGATTAATACAGCCCGATATAAAAGAGTCACTATGGCGTCTGTCCCTCGAGATGACAAGCTATTCGATCGAATTGCCGCAAATGGCGGCTTGAGCCGCAACGGTGCTCAGTGGGTGCGTCAGTCACTCGATCCCTTCCATGATACGATGCTGGTGAATCCCGTAGGGTACCCAGATACGACGTCAAGTGCGTCCATCGTTCAGGTGATCAAACAAGAGTATACCGTCGCTGCTCCCATTGCTTCAGGCAATTGGGATTGCAACATCTGTATGATGCCGTGGCTAAACGGCATCCCGTTCGCGTCTACTACGAACGGTGCCGGAGCCAATCCAACACAGAATTCGCTCGTGCAAGCGAATCCAGTGTTGGCTGCCTCACCGGTAATCGGTGGCGTCCAAGTGATTGCTGCCGCATCCGGAACCCCGTTAGTCCTAGGTACAGTGACAACGGCGGGCACTTATCTTAACCAGTCCAATACTATCCCAGCACAATACCTTCAAGGTAATGGTCGAGTAGTTGGAATTGCGATGGAAATCGCGAATACCACCTCAGTCCTGTCGCTGCAGGGTATGGAGACGGTTTGGCAAGTGCCTTTCCCCCAAAATGATGATGCGTCGACCATGTCCATCACCAATAACGTAACTACAGACACTGTTTCAAACAAAGGATCTGCAGAATACGTCTATGTACCGTGTCCGCCGACGACTGTGGCTAATGCACAGTTGTTCCCCGGCACTCGTGCGTGGGAAGCTAAGAAAGGTTCGTATCATGTCGGATTGTTCAATACGCCAGACATCCCTGCAACCGGAATTAACTTCACGCAACCCGCTATATACACGACTGCTCAGTCGGATGCTGCCATTCTATCACCGATAATGATCAAGAATGGAGCTTTTCCTCCTGCCCTCACTGAGGGTAATGCAGTTGTCTCGAATGTTGCATGGTCAATGATCAACATGAAAGGCGCGTTCTTTACAGGATTGTCGAATTCGTCGACTCTAACCATAAATTACGTGGTGTACATTGAGCGGTTCCCGACACAAGATGACCTCGATCTAATCGTAAGCGCGCACGCGAGTCCAGACTACGATATTAAAGCTCTCGAGATGTACAGTGAGATTGCACAGTCACTTCCCGTCGCCGTCACGTTCGATCAGAACGGATGGGGCGATTGGTGGGATACCATTAAGGAAGCTGCATCAAGTGTCGTCGACACTGCGCGAACATATGTCGCGCCCGTGCTATCGTATTTCGGCGGAGCGCGCGGGCAAGCGCTGGCAGCCGGAATCGAAGGAATTGGAGCTGTGAAGGATGCATTTGATGCACCTCCATCAGACTACATTCCGAATGCGCCACGAAACCCTCCAATGGTAACTCCTGGAAGGCAACGTCGGCCGAAGTCTGTGAAGTTTCCGACCACTGCTATGCAGATGGTTCGGAAGAAGAAGGTTCGTGCTAATGGCGGCCAACTTCACAAACGGACTCAGGTAAGAGGGACGTATGATAATGGGTTGAGATCTGAACTCACTCAAATCAAGCGTCGCCTGAAAGTGAATCCTGGAGCGAGAAGTCTCCGGAAACGCTAAAACTCTAATCGTGTTGTGCCCCCGCCAACACGTCATTACTGACAGTTGACGGAGCAGTTTTATAATTTTTGCTGTTCTTGATGTTATTAATGTTTTGTTTCACACTGGCCCTAATCGTGCCTGTAAGTGCTATCATGTCAATGTCGTGGCGTTCACCACTTCATTTCCCATAAGGGCGTTGGATGTGTCAGACCATAAGTCACCGATTGATCTTCGGATTCATTGTCGGCGAGGCAGCAAACTTATTTGTATCGTGGGTTGTGTGTGTTGCATAAGTGGACGTTCTGGGTCCTGCGTTAAAAATAAATATAGGAGCGTGAGTACTACGTTAGTGCTAGGTGGGTTTCAACGTTCTGGTTTACCCAGAAATTGTTTGTGACCATGAATGTCTCGGTTAGTCAAGGAGCTCGAACTAGTAGCAATGTGCGGTGGAAACACGCCATGGTTTGAATCAACATCCCAGATTTCGGGAGTAGCCAGTCTGTGAACTGGAGTAATTCCTTTCATGCCCTACCTTGGGTTGAGTGTTAGGTTGTTCAGGGTGACTCATTAAATTGAGCATGTCCTTGCAACTAGACGCCCCG